ACACATGGTAAGCCTGATGGGTCTGAAGAGATTGATCAGGAAAGAAGAAGTGGATGGTGTACTGGAGTCTCTACAGGGAATAACATGTTTCCAAATTACGCAGGTAATTTGCACATGTTTTATGTTATAAGAACAGACTATGATAATGACAAGTCTGTGAATAGAAGACTTTGTTTGTCATATACTGTGTATGAAGGTGAAGCCATATTAGAAGAAAAAGGTGGATCGACAGTTGATGCTAAAAATCAATCTATAGACTCAACAACAATAAACGATATAGTTAACAAAGACATATTAGACTTGATTGTAAATAGAGTAAGTACCAGAAAAGAAACGTCATTTGCTGAGATGTATTCAAAAGCTACCTTAAGCCAAATCTTAAGAATAGAAAAACAAATGAATGCACAAGGACTTGGAGACGACACAATAAATCAAGAAATGTCAAGCTATTTAAAATACACAAATGACAAAAAAGTAGTTGAGCATATAATGAGAAGTTATAAAGAAGAACTAGTTTACAATGATTTAATATATGATGATGCTCCGCTTCCTTTTAGTTTTCTTGAAAGAAATGACATACTTAATAAATCTGATTTTAATGTCGCGATTGATGAATTAAGTAAAATGTATAAAAATAAAGAGTATATAAACGATTTTTTCTGTATATTAATTGCTTTTTGTGTTGAACACAAAAACTTTAATCTAATAGGGCCTAATTTTAAAGATGAAATGATAGATTACTTTATAGAAAACCCTACAGAAGATAGTCAGTATATTGACGAACTAATACTTTCCAACAACGTGTCTAAAGGATTAGAAGATATGATCTGGGGGAGCGAGGCCATTGAAATATACAGACACGAGTCATTAAATTTAAACGATGTAGTAAAAATACTTACAGTTCTTTCTAAAATGAAAACTTTGTATCTGCAAGGGGAAATTAACGTTATTTCTGCGAATTCTCACAGTTCAATACTTCAGTGTATATTACAACAATTTGACTTCTCAAAATATAAAGATCAAAAAGAGTATAGTCAAATAAAAGAAATTCTTAAGACAATATATTCAAAACAGGATCACCGCGGTAAGTCTTATTTTAGAGATCATGTTTATCTTTTTGAAAACAAATCAGGCTTAGTAGAGTATATTAAATTGATGCTTTCTTAACCCAAAGACCTTCATTGTTTTCCAAGTCTATTGTTTCTTTAGATGTTCCATTTAAATAGACGATTAAACCTTTTGTAAAATAGTGATCTTGTATAATTTCTACAACTAAACAATTGTTTTTTATTTTTTTTCCGTAATAAAAAATATCGATCATGTCACCTTTGTTTAGTTGAGAAACAAATCTTATTTCTTCTTTATGACTATTCAACATATAACTTTGGCTTTCCCCATCTTAAAGTTATATTTGCATTGTTACCTAACATTTCAGTACAGATATTAAAAGGTTCTACGTCATAAAACTTTATAATCTTGTATACACTATCATATAAATAGTCAATATCTTTTTCTAATATTTCTAGATTGTTAAAAACATTTAGTCCTTCTCCTCCAATAACCGGTCCAATCCTGCACATTATTTCTTTTATAATAGCATTAAATGCTGCAGTTACTTGATTTGCGTTAACAACAAAAGAAAAATCGTTAGAAGCTGAGCTAAGTGTGTTCCCACTTATAGAGCGAAGTGCTTCAGTATTCGCATTGTCTACACCAAGGGTGTAAATCGTAGTGCAAGGGTTAGAATTAGTTGTATAAATACAATTTTCATCACTAATATTCATTATATTGTTTTGGACAAGAGACTGAGATGAATTTATACCTTCGTTTGGAGAGCCATCTGATATTAAGAGTATATAATACGCTTCATAATTAGTGCTTGATATTTGTTGCAAAGCTTTATTTAAAGGCTTTATGAAATTAGTACCTCCATTTGGATTATTATTGTTGACAATTGACGCTGCTGTATTATCGTGTTGAATACTTTTACCAATTTCTGTTGATGATATAATATCGCTATTATAAAGAATAACAGAGTAACTTAGATTAAAGTTCGAACTTATAAATTGATTAACTGTGTTTTTTAACTGTTGTATTCTATTACCGCTCATTGAGCCGCTGTAGTCTAGCAAAAGTATTACTGCAGCATCAATTAAGTCAACGTTATGCTCTTCTTCATTTATATGAACATCGACAGACTTTGTAACGTTTCGTATTCCTGGATTATATGTAGAAGAAACTTTTATTACTCTTTTACATTCGTTTAAATTATTGCAAACTAATCCTTCATCTATACATTGCATTTGACCGTTAATGTTAACTATTTCAAGGTGACTAACACATTCATCAAAAAATCTTGCATGACATATATTTTCAGTGTCATTAGTCTTTAAAATATTTAATCCTGCATACATTGCACATGCATCAAGCGATTGCTTTTCTTTTGCTACATTAATAGCAATTCTTGCTATCATTATAATCTTATATGATAAGACTGCTAGTACAGCTGCTAATAACAATGTGACAGCAGAAGCAAAGCCTTTTTCATTACGAAGTTTTTTTTGCATATAACACAATGTCCTTGTCATATAAATCAAACATGGATATTTTACCTTCAGTTAAAAAAGTAACTTTGCTATTTTTTATTTTTAAAAGCAAACAAGCAGTTGCTTCAAGCTTAAACTTATAATTACTGTAACTAAACCTTAAATTGTAAAGTTCTCCAATGCAATTTTTATTTAATACTAACTTTGCTTTCTCATACATTCTGTTGTTTCTTTTTTAAATATATCAAGTGTTTTGTTCCTAAGTAGTTTTTGTTTTCTATGTTATCAACTAACCAGTAGTGACCACTTTGTTTTATCTGAGTATAAAATTCGTGCATTAAAAGAACATCTATGTTTAGACCATTTTCTTTTAATAAATCAGCTGCAAGAAGATTTGAGTTAAATTTTCTATCTCTTCTAATTGCTTTTAGTTCTACATATCTATCTTCGTCTGGATGGTAGAAGTCTGGTGTATATTGTTTATCTCTTCCTTCATACTTAACAGTAAACGTTTTATGTTCATATACATAAGGTTTTTTTGTTGCTTCACACCACCTAGCATAATCAGCCTCTAGTGATGATTTAAAAAAATAGTTGTTAGGTAAGTCATATCTAAATCCCATCCTTCCGTTAGAAGGTATTTCATGAAATCCACTGCTTTGTGCTGTGTATTGACATGTTTTTGAACAATATTTTGTTGCTTCACCAATTGGCTTTTGATAATTTTTACCACAAAAGTCACAGCTTAAATCAATTCTAGGCTTTTTGTTAACTTTAATGTAACAGTCTCTAGAACAATATTTCTTTCCTTTTTTTACAACAAATTCTTTTTTACAACATAAACAATTAGCTTTTGTGTTATGTATAGTTGAGCTCTCATCTTTGCAAGATCTGCTGCAAAACTTTGACCTTCCTGCTTTAGAAGGTGGCAAATGGTAATTATTACCACAATTTTTGCATGTCAATTCTATTTTATTTGTTTTTCTAGCCATAAGTAATCTCCTGTTTTTAATTATGATGCTACTTATGGTTATTTGTTCAAATAATTTAAAACATAGGAAAAAATTCTTTTAAGTCAACACTTTCTTCTTTTGCTTGCTTTAGATGTTTAAGAGGATTATAATTACTTTCTGAATTTTGAATTGATTCCCATGATTGACTAATACCACTTTTTAAAAGTCTAGTCTTTGTAAATCCCATAAATTCTTGAAACTTGTTGTTACTTAACCTATGATTTCCAAGATAGTCAGTTTCCGGATGCCACTTAATATAATCAGTTAAGCTTTTTCCTGTTACTTCTTCAATCATATTAACAATCTCTAGCGTTGAGTGTGGGTTTGCTGCTGTAATATTAAAATCCATATTTCTAATTTTTGAATTAATAAGCTGTATTACGCTATAACAAAAGTCTTCTACGTGCATATAATCTTTAATCTTTTCAGGATTAAGAAACATGTCAACGTTTTTTATGTTGTTTTTAATAGCAAACAAAGATTTTGCTATAAGTGAGTTCATATCACCTTCACCACCGTAAGCAAACAAAGGCCTAGTAACTAGCCACTCTTTTGCATTGTTTCGTACAATCATTTCTCCAGCATACTTTTGTATTGCATAATCAGTCCTAGGAAAAACTTTACTTTCTTCAGACAACTCTTTGTCTTGATACTCAAAAGTATCATAAATTACTGTTGTGCCAGTATATACTATTGTTTGACCTGAAATGTTTGCTGCCTCTGTAATTATTTTAGTGCCTAACACATTTGTCAGTACAGCATCTTTAGGATTAAGAGCTACAACATCAGTTCCAACTACAGCAGCGTTGTGAACTATAACATCTAACTCTAACTCATCAAATAATTCAACCCACTTATCAACAGTATTACTATGTACACAAACTTCTTCAGACTTTGTATAGTTCATAAACTCATTTGCATAAGACGAGTTGTCTAAAGAAATAAATTCATGATTGTTTTTACTAATTTCAACTGCAAGATTTCTTGCAATAAATCCTTTTTCTCCAGTAATTGCTATTCTCATTTTTACCTTTTATTTGCTGTATTAACACTTTTTATTGACATGTTTTGTGTTTTAATTGTATTTAAATTATGTTTATTATTTTTAGTAAAATCCATCATTTCGTATTCGTAAAATGATTTAATACCATAACTTGTATCTTGTTTAAACAAAAGTTTTCTATTTAAAACTAAAGAAGTTTTTTTGTAGCCGTGTGTTCTTTTATTAGTAAATAAAAAAGCATCATAAGTTACTAAGTCGCCAATTCTTAAACCACTTTTATAAACACTGTATTTTTTTATTTTTTTCATAATTTATGAACTTTACTTTCTAAAATACCCCAAGGTATTTTTTCTAAAAGATTGTTACTTAAAATTGTTATCATATAGCAAAAATTTAAATCTTTTTTAATTTCAAGCACAATACCGATTTTGTTTTTTTCATTAGAAAATAAATAGTTAAATTCAATTAAGTCCCCTATTTTTAACTCAGCTTCATTGTCAGACATCAGGCAAGCTTATTATTTTTTTCTAAGTATTCAATGTATAACTCACAAATATTTTTAAGCTGCTTACTGTCAACGATGACTTCTAAGAAAGAATTTTTATTTTCCGAAAGAATAGAAAAATTTTCTAAATTGTTATGTTTAAAATAAACATTTTTTTCTTCGAATACATCACCATAGATTGTGATATTTTTGTCTGAACATATAATATATCTAGTACTCATATTAAACATCTATTACTTCTATAATGTCATCATCTGTAAACGTGTATTTTTTGTTTTGATAGACACACTGGTAAAAGCCATGCGGAAAAAATTGTGACATAAAGCTTGTAGGAGAAACAAAGACTTCTTGATTGTTAAGTCTACGAAGTCTGACTTTAAGTAAATAAGAGTTTTTAAAATAAAACAACCTTACAACATCAGGTTTAAATAATAACTTGTTAATGTTTGCAGAAAAATAGTTTGTTGTGTCTTTTAGAGACCAAAACTTATCTTGCTTAAAGTTTTTATTGTTCATGCTTACTCGATTGAAGCTGAGTATGGCTCATTTATAAATGAACGTATTTTAATTGTTCTATCCAGATAGTCTTCTAATTCATCAAAAGACGTGCAAACTTTAATACCACTTCTAGCTAGCATTAAATTAAATTTTGCTCCTTCTGGTAATCCTGCGCAAAAATAAATAATTGGCTTGTCATATGCATATGCATATCCAGCTTCCCAAATTGTTCCAATGTCTTTGTCTCTTGTGTTAACAAGCAAAAAGTCTGCTGTTTTTATGTGATGTAAATTACCTTCAAAAGTTTCGTTTTGAACTTCTTTTGGCGCGTCTGGTGGACAAACAAAGATCCTTCTAGGCGATGCTAGATTAAAATGTTCTTTTCTTTCATCAAAAATACGCTCGAGCTCAGTAAGCTCATCAGCTTGTTTAGTATTAAACCAACCGCTAGCAAGATAAATCTTTTTCATTGAATTGTTCCTTTTATAAATAAATTACCAAGTTTTTAATTATTTTTCATTAATATGTACTGTCTATAACAGTTTTACACTAAAATTCGCTATTAAGTTTTTGTTTAATTAAACTTACAGCTTTTACATCGTCATTCCACATTCGTGTAAATACTTTTTCTTCACCTGACTTATTACCATTTAAGTCTTCTCTTTTGCACTGGTATATTGAATCATTTTCATTATAATCAAATAAATCATTTTTAGGTTCTGGCTGATATAGATTTGTTCCACGAGAAGTGTAAGTTCCATCTGGCAATTTAACTCTAAAAGTTCTTACGTAGTGCATATCAGGCTTGTTAAAGTCTAGACAAGTTGATACTTCTGGAATTGCTTCACAAACAGCACGTGCGATGCGCGTTGCTAAAATATTATCAACCTCAGGTTGGATTTGAACGTCTTGACGTTGTTTAATAAAACCGATCAAGTCTTTAAGATTAAATCTTGCAATATAAAAAGTCTCCATGCACTTAGGAAGTATTACTCTTGCGTCCATCATTGAAACTTTTTTGCTATCAACCATTTCAGAGTATAGTAGTTTTGCTTCCTTGACAATATCTAAATACCTAAAATAAAAGTCATCATCATCTTTTCTGCAGTTTTCAATTGACTCAGGAACTAGTGCATTATCGTGTCTCAAGTCTCTGTCACCTGTACATTGTGCTGCAAAAGATCCTGCTCTATGACGAATAAGATGTGTAACAGTTTGTACATCAATACCACTAATCTTAAATGTAAATCCTAAACACTCCATTGGAGTAGGAAGTGCACGAAAATTAAGTACATCTTGAAGATTTGTAGAAGCCTCTTCGGGTGTTGAGTTCTTAAAATCAGTTTCAGAAGGTGAATCTGCCCATGTTGCTTTTGTCATGTGCCAAGCAATATTTTGTGCTTGTTCTCTTGTAGGCGCATCAATTACTTCTACTTTTAGTGATTCTAGATTGTTAATGTAATTTGTAACTGGATCTTGTCCAAACTTAAGCTGCATAGGAAGTGCTACTGGTTCAAGATTGTTGTTAACAGGCATATATTTCTCCGTGATTTGTTTTTAATATCATATAAAGTATTTTTTCTTATTACTTTAATATTATAATACGTGTTGACAATATTTACACGTAATTAAAATTTAAATTTTTCTAAGTCTTCAAGAACGTAGTGATGTATGTTTTCATGACTTATTTGATCATTGTATGGCATTTTTGGTACAAAGACTTTAATGTCGTGAGTTGCGTACTCCATTGCATGTTTAGGACTGTCATCTATAGCACACATTAAATTCCCGTTTAAATAAAAGTCACGTTTTGCAACCCAAATATATTTTTCTGCCGCAAAGTCTAAATTGTCAAAAGGTATATTGTTATTTTCTAGCCAAGCATAAGTTTGATATTTACATTTTAAATTGCTGCTTGGTCTAGAAGTAAGGAGCTGAATGTATATATTTTCTTCTTTTGCCAACCTTAGAAATTTTACCATGCTATCTATTGGTGGAATGTTAAGAAATTCATTACATGAAATGAAATTTTCAAAAACACCTTCAGGACTCAAACCTTTATTTTTTACTTCTTTTGAAGAATAGTAAGAAGTATTATTTTGATCTACGTAAACACCGTAAGTCTTATACAACCAATTATTAAAATAGTTACGAAAGTCACAAACAACGTCATCTATGTCAACAACAATAACCTTTTGAGATGTTTCTGGGCTTTTAATGTTCTTGCTTACTTTTAAATGAATATCTCTCTCGTCAAATGAAGAAATAAATTCTTCGCTAGATATTTCATAAAGATTCATTATTGCCATTAGATATCTAAACACATCTATAGAATTATATAAAATCTTATCTTTATCTACTTCATAGTCAGTTTTATCAAAAACTTTAAAGTTAGAAGAAGAAACAATTTCTGATACTTCATGATGCATTGCTAATGTAATTGTTTTTAACATTTCTTCTTTTTGTTTTGCTGACATTGTTTTTTTATCATAAAATGTAGAAGAAAAATTGTCTTGAAGCTTTAGTAAGCTTTTAATAGTTAAATTATTTTTCATTTAAACTCTTTTTTTTCTGGGTGAAGTGTACGCAGTAGCTCTTTAAGCGTTTCAATGTGCCTTTCTTCACGGAAATTATCTGAAAGTATGTTTATTATTATGTTTGTGTCTAATGGTTCCATTAACATGTTAGTCTCAAGCATTAAAGCAAACATGACAAGCATTGGTGACATTAGACCTACTTGCGAATCGTTAGCTGTAGAGTCGTATGAATCTCTTCCTGCTTGTACTTTTTTTCTAAACATTTCTATAGCATTAAAAATATCTAACCATTTTGTAGGAACACGTGAAGCTTTTTGTAAAAGATCTTTTGCCTCATAAGCTAAATCGCTTCGCCTAGTTTTATTGTTGTTTTCTGATTTCATGTTCAACCTCTTTGTTTATATTACACACTTCTTGATATTCTTCTATAGACACTTTATCTATATTAAGTAAATAATCAGCTGCTGATTTAAAACTTATACTCTTTACTTTTCTAACAATATTAACACATTCAAAAACTGAATCTATTTTTGCAACTTCACATGTATCGATGTTGCTTTCAATAATATTCCTATGTATAAGATACTGCAGTTCTCTTGCTAGTTGAATTGTAATTTCTGTCTTAAAATCTTTATAGCTTTCAATGTCATAGTAAGCGTCACAGTATATTTCTATCATACCATCATCTTCTTTGTTTTCTATGTCATAGTAAAAAGAGCACATGTCATAATTTATTTTTTTTATTTTAGAAGATATAAAGTTTACAGTTAAAGTTATGCATAAGTCTGTCATTGATGTTAAAACATGATCGTAAAAAAAGTTAAATCTTTCAACGCATAATATGTTATGATTAGAAGTAGCTGAAAATATTATGCTGTCATTGTCAATATAAACAGTAATTGTATTACTGTTTGTCATACCTAGAACATATAATATTTTGTCTTCTATTATATTCCACACATATGATACAAAGCATGACGCTCTTAGGCTTTTGTTGCCAAACAAACTAATTGTGTCATGCTTACTTATCACATCTAGTATCCTTGAATAATTCTATTTCTTATGATCTCATCCTTGCTTAAAAAAGCTGTATAGAATTCTTCAACGTCAACTCCGATTAAAATCATTAGAGAGAAAAAATAATTAAAAGCGTCTACAATTTCTTCTAAGAACTCTTCTCTATCAATTTCAGGCATTTCTGTTTCGCGATGAGGCTTCCAGTTTTTTAGATGACCAAGTGCTTCAAACATTTCTTCAACACCTTTAAGCGCTGTCTCTCTACATGTATGCTGTGCTTTTTTTGTTGATAAATCAACTGGCCACTGTGGGTAAGAGTCTTCAAATTTTTGCTTAATTAAATGCATAAAACTTTCACGCTTTTCAAAAATATCAAACAATTTGTCTTTGTTCATTAGTCATCTTTCTTTTCTTGCGCATTTTTAAGCATGTTGTCTAAAGATCCATCAAAAATTTTTGCGTACTCATCTTGCAATACTAACTTTTCATCTTTACAAGTAAATCTAATCATTCTCATATGATCAATAATATCAGTTCCAGTAAGCATTGAAACCTGTAAAATTCTTGCAATGTGTGCAATAACATTGTCATCTAATTTAAAATCTTTATTTTCCATTTTTATCCTATAAAATCATTGGTCTTTTTTGTAATCTTTGATTAATAATATCGTTGTCGTGCTCCATAACCTTAATCATATCAACACCTTCAACTGATTTTATTAATTTTGCTACTTTTTTTAATTTGTTTTCTTCACTTATGAACTTTGGAATATATGAGACATTTAGCTCTACTATTCTATGCCCTGCATTTGTAACTGGATCACTGATTGGTCGGGTTTGTCTAACAGTAACAATTCCTTCAAGAGCCCTCATATCTGTCATTATGTCTAATACAGTAGGATCTTCTCTGTCTTCAATCATTATTCTGCATCTTACTAACGCATTGATTAAATCTTTATGTCTCTCGAGAATAAGACGTCTTTTTTCTTCTATAATCATTATTATAACCTCGTGTAGAATATAATAATAATTATGGATTAATTATATAATATTAATTTAATATTTACACGCCTCTAGTTTCTCTATAAGCATTTACTGTTTCTGGCCACAGATCTTTTATAATATCTAACATTGCCAATGCAACCTGTTGTATTTCCCATTGTGCACCTTCGTGTGTTCTTAAGTCAATAAATTTTAAAATATTGTTTAGATTTGCAGTTGCATAATATTCTGTGTATAAGTTTTGAGGTAATATTCCTCTTGCCTGCTCTCTACAGACACCTGCTGCAAGTAAGTTATCAAAAAGCTTTATACAGCTGTCATGATGATCAACAATAGCTTTAGAAGCTAGTTTAATTAAAGGTTTTGAGCATATGTCACTTTTAATTTCTATTTCTGGGTTGATTGTATCTTCTGCATTTGAAGCTTGTCTATTACTTTTGTGTTGAGTTCTAAAGCTCAAAGGCTCATAAAACTGTATATCAGCGTCTGTATATCTTCTAGATATTTCGTTATAACTCCACGTTCTGTGTCTATGATGTTGAGACCTAACAAACAAAGGAACTTTAATTCTAAAAGTTGCAATATTATGCTCGAGAGTAGAAGTGTGTCTATGCTTAATAAGATAGCTAATTAGCTTTTTATCTTTTTCGTCTATTTTTTGTTTTTGTACACCAAATGATACTCTCGCAGAATTAACTACAGTTATATCTTCTCCCATATGTTGAACTAATTCTACACTGCCAATTTTATCATTGTATAAATAACGTAATTTTTCCATAAATAACCTTTAAAAAAGTTCCTTGTCTAATCCGTAGTATAACTTTTCTGCCCATGGTATAACATCCCACTTTTTTGCTGATATATTGTGATGTCCTACAATGCTAAATTTTGATGCTTCAGCTACAGGCATTACTTCTAAGCTTTCGCATACCGGCTTTTCTAACAAACCTGTTGATTCTCTTAATGATTGCAAAAAGTCTCTTGAAAGTTCAGATAATTCTTCTCCAATCATTACAGTTTTTCTACCTTTAACACGTCTATCAGGAATTTTACAAACTTCAAGTCTAGCATCTGGGTACCATTTTTTTGTACGTTCCCAATACTTTTCTTCTGGATGCATACAAATATCGATACCTATAGAATGTTTATTGAATTTACCTGCATGATATGCAACTAATCCTGTGTCTAGACATTGCAAAATTTCATATTCGTCTGTCTTATGATTTTTACCAATAAGAAAGTGTGATGATACATGTCTACCCTTAGCTAAGTTAAAAACATTATAGCAATGTCTTGTATTTAAACCACCCCAGTGAACACAAATCGTGCTAGGATCTGATTTTCTGTTATACCAGTTTTTTGTTCCGTCATCTAGCTCGTATAGAGACGTAGACCAGTCTATCTCTAAAGGTGAGTCTATAGGTACAACTTTGCCCATATGCATCATAATAGGCATGCCATAGTAATTCCTTACAGCTCTATGTGTATTAGGACCGTAAACACCGTCTGCAGTAACACCTACTTCTTGTTGGAGCGATATCACATAATCTTTATCTTTGTTTAATGTTTTAAACTGTTCCATTTTATATTCCTTTTAGTATAAAGAAAACTTTCTTTATAATGCCATGTTGATCTGGACTTTTTGTCATGGTCTTAAAATTAATTTATATTATATATTACTTTATTCCATATCTATTTCAACAACAACAGAAGCTTTTAAATGTGGAACTCTAATTTGATTAATAATATTATGTTCTTTCGCTTCTTCTGCATCTAAAAACCAATCTGCATGACCTTTATCATGAATTAAGTTTGAAAAATATTCATCAGGCTTTTCACAATTTCTAGCCATCATTTTATAAACCTTTTTATTTAATCTTTCTGACTCCCTAGCATCTGCCTTTAATTCTTCTACTTTTCCAAAAGCGTATCCTGATACGTCGTGTATCATCATTGTGGCATCTTTATCCATAAACCTAAGACCATCAGAGCCAAAAGAAGATAATATTGCACCACAACTCATTGCTTTGCCTTGCACAATAGTAGCAACAGGAATAGTTGAAGATTTTATTGAAGAAATCATTGACATAAGTGAATAAACTTGTCCGCCGTAAGAATCAATTACAACAGGCACAACTTTTTGTCCAGTATTTTGTGCTAAGCTCATAGCTGTAGAAAACTCTGTCGCTGCTTCTTCATTAAACTCATTGACAACAATAATTATAGGTTCTTGCTTTAACTCAATTGTTTTTATTAATGGTGATATTTCTGTTAGAAAATTCATATATTTAATTCCCTCCTTAAATATAAGTTATATTATATTACTATTATCTATTATTTACAACTTTCTTAGTGTATCAATAGTTGTCATTCCTATTACTCGAGCAACTTCAACACCTTCTACGATTTTAACAAAAGTAGGAACGTTCATTACTTCATGAGCTGTAGCTGTCTCCATGTCATCAGCTATATCAACAATTCTTATGCCGAGCTCGCTAATAATTTCTTTGCTTAACATTGATTTTATTTGTCTACATGGCCCACACCAAGGTGAGCTAAAAAACAATATTTCTTTATTCATTTTATCCTCCAATTATTTCCCAACCCCAATCTGACCCGCCCATACCGTCAGCGTTATAATCAGTTACAGTCCCTTCGAAAAAATTCTTAAAGCTGTCGCCGTTAATAATCCAGTCAAGCCAGTCTAAAGGATTTGTCTTTACTTTAAAATTAGGCTTCAATCCTAGCTGAATAAGCCTTCTATCAGCTAGATATCTAATGTATATTTTTACCTCATCTTTATCTAAACCTTCAATTGCACCCATTTCATACGCTAAGTCAATAACTTTATCTTCAAGCTTAACAGCTTCTCGGTACATTTTGTAAATTGATTTTTTAAAGTCATCATTTACAACTCGAGGATGTTCAGCAACATATTCTCTAAATAATCTAGTCATTCCTTGAACATGCATTGTTTCGTCTCGAATAGACCATTCAACAATCTCACACATTCCTTTCATCTTACCATATCGCTGATAATTAAGAAGCATGACAAAAGCAGAGAAAAGACTCATTCCTTCATTGCATGCTGATTGTGCTAATGCTAATCCTAAACCTTTTCGAGTAGACACATCATTCTGCTGCATAAACTCTATCTTGTCACTCATCTCTTTATACTCTAAGAAAGCACTGTACTCTTCTTCAGGTAAACCTAACGTATCATTGAGCAGAGCGTAACTACGTTGATGTGTGCCTTCACGATTTGCAAAGCTTAATAGCATACTCCTAATTTCATTATTCTTAAACTTAGGAATAAACAAATCACAATAGTTTCCGCCTACTTGAACATCACTTTGTGTAAACAGTCTAAGGATTTGTGTAATATGGTTTTTTTCTATAGAAGAAATTTTACCACCTTTCCACTGATTTACGTCTTCTGCTAGCTTAGCTTCCCAGCTACCCCAATGTATCTTCTCATGTGACTCAGCAATCTCCATGGCCCAAGGATACTTAAAGGGCTTGTATGTTGTATTATATTTTAATAATGACATGTCTTTAACCTTTGTAAAATATTCGTATAATATAAATTATCCTTGACAACTCAAACAATCATCAGGATCAGCAAAATCTTGAAGCTTGTTTTGCTCTACTTTTTGACTAACCTTTTCAGCTGATGCTCCTGCATTTGTTCTAAGATAATACAGCCCTTTTAACTTCTTTTTCCAGGCTCGAATATGAACTGCATTGACAACAGACTTTTCAGTGCCTGCTGGAAAAAACAAATTAACACTCTGTCCTTGACATATAAATTGTTGTCTGTCACCTGCATGATCTACTATCCACCGTTGATCGAGCTCAAAAGCTGTTTTGTATACTTCCTTATGCCAGTCTGACATGTAATCTAAATGTTGAACAGAACCTTCTGATAGAATTATGGACTTCCATTGTTTACTTAGCCACTCATTATAATCTATACTATAGAAATCTTTAGACCAGTAACTTTTTAAAACTTTTTCTAAGTGTGGATTTTTAACTAAGTAAGAACCAACTCTTGTTCTATGTGTATATGCATTTGACTTCCAAGGTTCTATAGAAGGAGATGTTCCTGCTATAATTGAAGAGTTTGCGTTAGGTGCTATTGCAAGAAGATGAGAGTTTCTTACACCGTATCCCTTACCATCTGGACACTCACCTTTAACTTTTGCCAACTTATGTGTTTGTTGTTTTGCCTTTTCTTTGATATCCATAAATATTCCTTTGTTTGCAGCAACAGCAATACTGGATTCAAATGGTATGTTTTTTGATTGCAAGTAAGCATGAAATCCCATAGCGCCTAAGCCTAGACTTCTTTCAGCTCTAGCAGACTTTATTGCTCGAGACAAAGTTTTAGGAGAGTTATTAACAAAATAAGAAATTACGTTGTCTAAATACTCTATAAGATCAGCAACAATACTCGTGTTTTTCCATTCATCATATTTTTCAATATTAAGAGAGCTTAAGCAACAAACAGCACTTCTTTCACTAGAAGTTGCTAAATGTATTTCATTGCAAAGGTTACTTCCATGAATTTTTAAACCTAGGTCTTTTTGAAACTTTGGTAAATGTCTGTTAGCTTCATCTATAAAGTTAACATAAGGCTCTCCTGTTCTAAATCTAACTTGAATTATTCTTTGCCAGAGCTTTCTAGCGTCAATTTGTTCTCTTACAGAACTGTCATTAGGATCTTTAAGATCCCAATTGTCACCATTTAATACTGCTTCCATAAACTCATCTGTAACATTTACAGCGTTATTTAGATTAAAGCATTTTCTATTAACATCTCCTCCAGTAGGAACTCTAAGGTTTAAAAATTCTAATATATCAGGATGACTAATGTCCATGTAAGCTGCATAGCTTCCTTTTCTAGTTTTTCCTTGACGATATGCTGTCATATCACTGTCTACTGTTTTTAAGAAAGGAATAGGGCCAGGTGATATATCACTATTTGATCTAATATCACTCCAGTGACCTCCAACACCGCCTCCTTTTACTGACATCCACCTTAACTCTTCTGTATGAGAAACTAATCCTTCAAGCGAATCATCTACATAAGTTAAAAAACAAGATATAGGCATGCCTCTAGACTTTTGATTTGGTTTTGGTGCATTTGACAAAATAGGTGAACTAAAAACAAACCAACCACTTGCTGCATAATCATATATTCTTTGCGCTAATTTTTTATCTTCTGAAAATGCTGTTGCTGCTCTTGCGAAGCTTTCTTGAGGTGATTTCTCATCTTCACTCATATAGTAATCTTTTAAAAGATTTTTAGCAAAGTCACTTAATTTATCATCTTTTTTTAAATCTATAGTAATACCATAGCATTGTTTTTTCATTTAAATTCCTTTTTAGTCTGAACTTCCCACCATTCCTTCTTTTCTTTGAGAAGCTGATGATAATGTTAAATATTCTTTTTCATCTATTACTCTAAAATTGTTGTCACATTTAACTACTACAATTTGAAAAGGTAACTTCTGCCCTTTTTTTAAGTTAAAAGGTTTCGAACCAATGTTAATACAATTAACAAATATTTCGCCTGTATAACCGCTATCTATAACGCCTGCTCTAACCTTAAGAGGAGTTTTTGTAATAGAACCGCGTTCTTGAACTAGTGCAACATATCCCTTAGGAACAATCAATCTTAAACCTGTTGATATTAACGTCTTAAATTTATGCTGTGTGTAGTGTTTTTCATTTGTAACATTTTTATACTGCGTAGGTATTAACGAAATATCTTTATTACAATTAAACAAATCTAGACCTGCACTTTCACCATTATATGCAGGAATATAATTATGTACACTAATGTTGTTTTCTTTTAAAACATCTTTTAACTCGTCACTAAGAAAAATACTAATCATCTTTTTTGTTTACCTCTTTCCACTTTTCTCTTAATTTGTTTTTCATGTCACTATTGTCTTGAGTAACAGCTTCATTAAGCGTCAGTTCACTTTCATCCAAAATTTTAAACTTAGACTTTGCTGTGTCAATATTTATAGGGAATAGAAGACCATCTCTTCCCGCTCTGTTTTTTGCTACAAATATTCTACCAGTACCTTCGCTTTTTTCCATAGGCTTTCTGCTTATGGACAACACAACATCAGCTACTTGTGCCTTACCATATGACTCTCCTAAGTTTTCTAGACCAACAATATCAGACTTTGAAGAATCTTTGTTTGCTTGTGAAGCTGTCCATATCGGTATGTTAAGCTCTACAGCAAGATTTCTTAATTCTGTATATATAAGTTTTAATTCATGTCTTAAAGAGTCATAAGCTCTAGAACTTTTCATAACATCAGCATAGTCAACTGTTACTAAGCTAGGTTTAAAACCTTTTAGCGTTAATTTTTCTATATGATTTCTTAAAGTCATGACAGAAGCAGAGCCTGTAGCATACTCTTTAATTATTAATTTGCCTAGTTCCATTTTTTCATATTTTCCAACTACTTCTCGCTTTCTTTCAATAACTTCATTTGAAGGTATGTCACAAAGATTTGAGTCATATCTCTTTCCAGTTTCATGCTCTGATAGCTCAAACGTATAATGGATTACATTTTTACCCGCTAACATTGCAGCACATCCCATTGCTACTAAGAAGTGTGATTTACCAACTCCTGTATTTGCTGCAATTACTCCTAGCTCTCCTCTGCCTAAACCACCTCTTAAAATGTCTTGTGCATCAATTCTAGTCAATCCTGTTGGACAAACTTGCCTATTAATTTGGACAAAACGTGCTTCAATATCGTCAAAGAAATTGTGCCCGGCGGTATTAGGCATACCAACAGAAATTGCTTCTTTCATTATATTAATAACAGACTCATATTTTTCAGTTTGAATTAGATCAACACTTTGTTCTAGCGCTTCTTTAAATGCCTGTCTCTTGCAAAACTCTAGTGACTTATCTTTTACATATTGTAGATCACCAATGTCAGGATTTGTTTTCATACGATGAAGATACTCTATTATTTGATCTCTTAGTATTGAATCTTTAGATTTTGATAAATCTTCTTTAATAATTGTAATTAAAATTGTAAGTGTTGGAAAAGTTTTATACTTCTTGTAATAAGAAAAATACTTGTCGCATAAGAAGCTAAGATATTTCAAGTCAAAATAGTCTGGACTGACTACTTCTACCATTTGTCCTGACCACATGGGGTCTGTTAGCATTCCTTGAAATACTTTTTCTTGAAAAGGTTTGCCGAATTTTGAAAAGTTTTTTTCTAAGCTCATATTATGTTTGTGTCCTTAAACTAGATTTTATTGTTAACAGAAAGGTGTGTATGTCAAAAGCATTTAGACCTTGCTTATTTAAAGTCTTAAGCAAATCAAACTTATTTATTCTGTTTTCTTTGTTTTCAATTTGATAATTGATCTTTTTAATTTGATCAGCACTTAACATCATAGAATCTAAATACATAAGCTTCCAGTTTTTATTGATGTCATTTGAAGCATCTACAATGTTCTTAAACAGCTTAAGCTTGCTGCCGTTTTTTACTTCTTTGCCGGCCTCTTTTATTATATCATTCACGGATATATCTTTGCACGTACCTAAAACTGGAAACCTCTTGGTCATTACTTTAAATCCGGCGCCTTTAACACCTTTAATACCGTCACTCTGATCTCCACTAAAACATCTTGTAGCACAAAAATTCTTAGGCATTACACCCCACTTTTCAAGTACATAGTCTTCATCAATCAAAATCTTTTTATTAGGACTCCATATTTTAACACTATTACTTATTAGCTGATAGTAATCTTTGTCAGAAGTTACAATTATTTTTTCTTTAGTCGATGACTTGGTCGACGTCAAATAAGCTATTACATCATCTGCTTCACAATCTGATACGTAAACTTGTGTAACAGGCGTCTTATAAAGAATATTAACTAAAGTTTTAAGTTGCCAATCTCTATTTTCTTGAGTATCAGGTATGTCTTCATGAAACTCACTTCTATTAAGTCTAATTGGTCTACGACCTTGTTTATAGTTAGGGTCAATATTTCTTCTTCTAGGAGAGCCTCCGCCTTCCCATACAACAAAAACATTAGAAGGCTTAAACTTTTCCGTGAGATGCTGAATATTTCTTAACATACCAAAAATGCCGCCACACAACTGTCCGTTTAAAGACTTAGCTGGATTGGCGGCAAAGTGTCTCATAAAAACGTTTAAGCCATCAATATAAATATCAGGCTTATTGTTCATATTACTTTAGTGCTTCAAATGCGTCTGAGTGTACATCCATAACTTGTCGAGCAACTTCTTGTATTTCTGTATAACTTTCTGGATCAATGTCTGGATCATCTACTTCGTTTTTTCTAATCATTGCTTTTTCTAATAGCATATCGACATATTGTCCAAACTCTGGATGCTTCATAATTTGATCAAACTCAGCTTTATAAAACTTCTTATCAACAATTACTTCGCCTGAGTCTAACGTCGAAACAAGAAGATTTTTCCATGCACCGTTTCCAGAAACTTCAATGTGGTAATTATTAATTTCTTCTGGTCCATTCTTTCTCAACAAATCAAAAACTTGTTCATGCTCTCTAATGCCTTTGCCAAAGTGGATCTCAAAGTCACACTTCCTAAAAGGTGCTGATACTTTGTTTTTAATTGTCTTTGCAGACACGTTTATACCAATTGGCTCTTTCTCTTTATTTAGAATTTGAGAGCCTGCTCCTAGCTTAATACGTACTGAACTGTGAAAAGGTATTGCCATTCCGCCGGGTGTTGTTGTAGGATCACCATATAAAACGCCTACTTTAGTTCTAATCTGATTTAAACAAACCATAAGAACTTTTTCGTTAGCAATAACACCTGTAATTTTTCGCATACCTTTAGAAATCGCTCGAGCTTGTAGACCTATAGAGTTTTGATCATAATCTCCTGATAATTCTGCTTTTGGTGAAGTTGCTGCAACTGAATCCCATATAATTGTTACAGGCACATCTTTGTTCATTGCTTTTGCCTTAATAATTGTAGACTCTGCAATAGATAATACTTCTTCTGTACAATGGGTGTCAACATATACAAATCTCTTTGTAATATCTACACCAAGCAACCTAAGATTTTCAACTGAAGTTGCGTTTTCTGTATCAATGTATACAACAATTCCTCCCATTTTCTGTGTAGACTTTGCAATTTGCGTTGCAATATGAGATTTACCTATACTAGGAGGACCAAATATTTCTACAATCCTACCCTCAGGTAAACCTCCATCTCTTTGATTTGCAATAATATAGTCTAATTGCTTAGATCCTGTACTAATCCATCTATTAACATGTGTAGGAGACTCATCTGTGCTAAGATTATAAGCAACTCGAGAACCTCTTTCTTTATTTAATGATTTAATTAGATCTGACGTAAAGTCGTCTAATGGTTCTTTAGGTTTCTTTTTTGCCATTTATTTAATTCTCTCTGATTAAAGGCTTTCAAGGTCAGCAAATGCGTCATCAAGTGAATTATATTTGCTGTTAATTGCGTCTGGTGAGTCATCATTAGATATTGAGCTAGTCGTACTATTGAAGCTGTTAGAAGAACCGCCGCGTGTTGTCTCTGTTTGTTTACTGTCTTCTTCGTCTCCGCTGAGCCACTCGTTAATAATTCTTTCTAACTCTTCGTAAGACTTGAGTTCAAACATATCATTTACATCGGGAATATTATCTAACCATTTCTTTGCTTTACTACTATCTTCGCTAAGTGGTGTATCTTTCCCTCTTGGTCGAACATCTGTTGTAGCCCACATCTTTCCTGGAGTTTTAGTACAAGTAATACGTACGTCACGACCTTCAGTAGGATCTGTAATGTCACCGTAGTCTTCATCTAACATATAGTTTAATAATGTTTGATAAACTTGCTTTCCAAATGCCCAAAGTCTAACACCTTTATCTTCTTCACCTCTAACAATAACTGGAGCGTAACATCGCATTTTTGGATATAGCTTCTTTGCTAACTCATAAGACTCTTTAGATCCTTCATCTCTAAGCTTAGTAATAAGCTCTTGAATAGGGTCTGCTTTTCCAAATTGATACGGGGACAACAAGCCAGGATTGTTTCCAATGTTGTAGTAAAACATAAGCTCCTTAAAAGGTTGCCCATCATTGTCTGGATAAGCAATAAGTCGAACTGTTGTCTCAGAGCCTTCTTCTGGTCGCCACATAACGTTTTTACGAGAGTTTTGTCCACTAATTTGATTAAGTTTCTTGCGGATTGCTGCTAAATCGATAGCCATAAATAATACCTTCCTAATTGTTTAATTTTTAATTGGTAATAATTAATTTTATTTGTTTGAACCAATCATGATGAATTATATAATGATTGTTTTAAATTTACACGTTAAATTTTAATTTTGTTTTTTTTAATTTCAATAACTACTTAGAACTAATTCAACAGCATTATGCAATAATGTTTCCATTTCAATTGCTTTTTGCTCTTGCAACCTTTTTTTTGCCGGTCCATTTTTTAGATAGAAAGAAGGTGATTTTGTTTTAGACTTTTTAGATCTTGTTTTTTTCTTATAGTCTGAGTCACTTTTACTTTTGCCACTTCTGTACTTAACTTTTCCTGTAGGACCT